GACTGGGGAATGATACGATCTTCGATTACCAGACCGGTTATCCCAGACCACAGAGTGTTGTAGGTTTTGATCAGAAGAAGTATGACCGGCGGGAGAAGGTACTGGAGCGCAAGAAAGAAAAGGTCAAAGCCATGGACCAGTGGATTGATGACATCAAGGACGGACAGACCAGATGCGTGTTCCGGATGTTCTACAAACAGAACATGACGTGGAAGGCGATTGCGAAGCAGATCGGCATGCCGCACAATGAAGATTATCCGAGGGTATGTATCAGGGATGCTTATCTGAAAAAGATGAAAATTACATGACGATTTTTCGGATATTTCGGTAATTTCGTTATACAATGAGAATGTAGCCAAAGGCTTAAAGGCCGGCGGCTCTTTCCCCCTAAAATCCCCCAGGGTGATGAAAAATGTTGTTCTTCAATCTTTGGTGGTGCTCAGATTGGGGCGCAATAAAAGATTTACAAATTGAAAAAGACCGGGTAGCTAGTCCGGTCTTTTTGTGTCTCTTATTTCTTGATATGTATCAAAAGTACATATATAAGCACTGCCGTAAAAAAACTAAACAGTTTTGAATTGCATTTTGCAATTCTTTTTTGAAGAAATGCGGCGATATCCACCCAGAATATGCCAAACAGAAATAAGAGAAGGTCCACGATAGGCGCCATCTTTAAGAAATCCATATAGTGGTTTCTCCTTTACTACATATTTTGGACTTACGTTAGAATAATATCTAGCCGCCAAAATAAGAATAAAGGGATGGCTATACGTGGTAGTGTTGTAACAAATTCAAGAAGAAACCAATGAATTAATAAAGATGGCGCTTTAATTAACTACGGTAGCAAAATTGATTTGGAATTGACTCAAAACCTTACGATTAGCTTGTAAACTTTTGAATAAAATTGAAATTCCCATAATTTTTCCTCCTTGCATGGTGATCTCCTTTCTATATTTGTTACGAGATGAATTATAAACAATTTAAGAACAAAAATCAATGAATATTATAAAACAATACAAGGCACCCTTCGGGGTGCTTTTCTAATGCCAATTTTCATACAGCGTGCACAGCACCAGCACTTACATGCTTTATTAGGCAGAGGATTCACTGCATGTGAGTGTTTGCGCACCTCCTTTCGGCGTGGTAGCAATCGGCTGTCACTATGGTGCTGGCAGGACTGTATTAAAAATAAATGAAAGAAGGTGAGTCTGAGTGACTGAAAAACAAAAGATATTTGCAGATGAGTACCTGATAGATCTGAATGCCACGAGGGCTTACCGGGTTGCTTATCCGTCTGTGAAGAAGGATGAAGTGGCAGCCGCAGCTGCAGCGAGGTTGTTAAAGAATGTTAAGGTTGCAGTTTATATTCAAAAACGAATGGAAGAGCGCCAGAAACGAACTGAGATCACTCAGGACAGAGTACTGGAAGAGTTGGCGGCGATTGCTTTTGCCAGAGCTACAGATTATGCAGAGGTAAAAGGCGAATGTGTCAGGATTAAAGACACAGATGCACTTGCTGAACAGCAGATCAGAGCCATTGCCGGAATCAAAGAAGGCAAGTACGGCATTGAATTAAAGTTGAACGACAAGGAAAAGGCGCTTGAACTACTCGGCCGGCACCTTGGAATGTTTAAGGATAAGCTTGAAGTCTCTGGCCTGGAAGAAGAGAAAAAGAAACTGGGAGATATCCTGGAACAGTTGCGTGGTGGTGGGTAGTGAGCGAAGAACGACTGATATTATCAGAGAAGTATAAGGCATTTCTGAAGTGCGATGCTCCGGTAGAGTTCCTTGAAGGGACTACAGCAGCAGGCAAAACGACAGTTGGTCTATTCAAGTTTATGTGCAAGGTTGCGGAATCGCCGAAGAAACTGCATATCTTGGCCGCGAAAGATACCGGAACAGCCGAAAAGAACATTATCAATAAAGATCTCGGGATTATTGACGATTTCGGAATACTAACACAGTACAATGGAAATGGCACAAAAGACGACAAGATACCGCATATCCTGTTTCGTACTAATAAAGGCGATAAAGTCATCTATGTGATGGGATATGGAGATAAAAAGAAGTGGCAGAAAGCCCTTGGTGGTCAGTATGGATGCCTGTACATTGATGAGATTAACACAGCGGACATCGACTTTGTCCGTGAGGCATCCATGCGTTGCGATTATCTGATGGCAACGCTTAATCCAGATGATCCGTCTCTGGACGTATACAAAGAATACATAAACTGCAGCAGGCCGCTTCCTGAATGGGAAGATGGCACGCCACAGGAAATAAAAGAAGAATTGAAAGAAGAACCAAAACCCGGCTGGGTCCATTGGTTCTTTTCTTTTGATGATAATGCCGGACTTCCGGAAGAAAAGAAACAAAGGATCATACAGAACACTCCTAAAGGAACCAAGATCTGGAAGAACAAGATCCTTGGACTGAGAGGTAAAGCAACAGGGCTGGTATTCCCAAATTTCAGCAGAAAGAAGCATGTGGTATCTGAAAAATGGGTAAGAGCCCAGATGGCAGCAGGGAATATAAAATTTAAAAAGTTTACCTGTGGCTTGGATACATCGTACTCCTCAAAATCACCGGATACAATTGCAATGATGTTCCAGGGGATTACAGCGAACAGGAAATTGATTACACTGGCTGAAAAAGTATACAGCAATAAGGATTTGGATCAGCCTCTTGCTCCATCAGATACAGCTGTAAAATTCGTGGAATTTCTTGAAAGATGCCGGAAAGACTGGGGATTTGCTAAAGATGTGTTTGTAGACTGTGCGGATGCTGCTACGATCACTGAATTACGCAAATATAAGCGTCTACATAGTTGCCTTTACGTTTTTGTGGAATCATACAAGAAAGTAGAGATTCTGGACAGAATCAAACTCCAGCTTGGCTGGATCCAACAGGATTGCTATCTGGTAGTGGACACCTGTGAAAACCATATATCAGAAATGGAAAAATATTCCTGGGATGAGGATAAAGATATGCCAGAAGATAGAAACGATCATACAATCAACTCTCAGCAGTACGGATGGATACCATACCGTAATCTGATTGGATTTGAGGAGGAAAAGAAATGAGGTGGCTTCAGAACTTGAATGAGAAAATAAAACATGGAATTCGGTCATGGCTAAATGTGATTCCTGCAAGCCCATATTCGATCCAGATCAATGAGACCATGGATTTTGAAATGAATGCGATCAGGAACCGCATCTGGTATTCTGCGGATGGGAACAAAATAGAACAGATGTATCAGCAGATGGCAGAATATGCAGACCAACATAAATTCTGGGCATCAAAATGCAGCAGGGGAATGGAGATAAGAAAGATCCACACAGGCCTTCCTTCTTTGATCGTGCGGGTACTGAACAGCATCATTGTTGCGGGAATGGAGGATTTTGAATTTCCAAACAGTGGTCAGGAAGCACTATGGAAGGAAATTGAAAATGATAACAAGTTTCGTAAGAAATTTGAAAAGTCATTGAAAGAAACACTGTTTATCGGAGATGGGGCTTACAAAATATCCATTGATACCGATCTGAGCCAGTATCCGATCCTTGAATGGTATCCGGGGGAGCGTATAGAAATTGTCACAAACAGGGACCGTCTGAAGGAAATTGTGTTTAAGAAAGTATATATGGACGGGAAGCGACAATATGTGCTTAATGAACATTATGGATACGGATATATTATCCCGCATCTGTATCGAGGGGAGACAGAAGTGCCACTGAATACCCTGGAAGAGACCGCGAATATGCAGCCAGTTACATTTGATAAAACCGTAATGCTTGCTGTTCCGATGCGAATTTATGAGAGTGCACAGTTTGAAGGAAGAGGCGGGAGCATTTTTGATGGAAAACTGGATGCATTTGATGCTTTTGACGAATCCTGGTCACAGTGGATGGATGCTTTAAGAGCTGGCAGAGCAAGAACATTCGTTCCGGAAAGCTATATTCCAAGAAATCCGGATGATGGAACACTGATGCAGCCGAATCCTTTCGATAACCGCTTTATAGTAGGCGACAGTGATATGAGTGAGAATGGAAAAAATGAGATCCATACCGAACAGCCGGCAATCCCTCACGAAAGTTATCTGTCCTCGTATATCACAGCATTAGACCTCTGCCTGCAGGGAATCATAAGCCCGTCTACATTGGGAATTGACACAAAGAAGCTGGACAATGCGGAGGCACAGCGGGAAAAAGAAAAAACAACACTTTATACACGTGATGCAATAATCGAAGCTCTGCAGGAAACACTTCCGGAGCTGGTCAGTGCGGTGATTAATGCATATCACATCCTGCACAATGAGGCTTTAGAAGAAGTTGAGGTTAATATCAAGTTCAAAGAATATGCCAATCCATCATTTGAAAGCCAGGTTGAGACGGTGACAAAGGCAAAACAGGGTGGAATCATGAGCATTGAGCGGAGCATAGAAGAACTTTACGGGGATACACTGGATGATCATTGCAAGGAAGAGGAAGTTGCCCGTTTAAAGGCAGAGCAGGGAATACAGGACATGGAAGAACCAGCAGTTAACCTGGATGCAGGTAATTTCCGCGTAGATCTGGAAGGTGGTGAAGGTGATGCGGGTAAAAGTAGGACCAAGAATGTACCGAATGAGCCGAAAGGAATACCAGGGAATGCTTCAAATAGCAAAGGAGCAGGTGCCGATGGGTATTTACGCGGTAGAGAAAGCTGATTACGCAGAGTTCCGGAGGGACAAATGTGAAAGTATCACAAAACTGAAGGAACTGACGAGACAGTTTAAGTCACAGGGATTCAAGGTATGGTCAAATGGCAAAGATAAATGATCAATATGACATCGGTACTGCTTTTGAAGCGATTGAAAATGAACTAATCGCGTCTATGATCAGGAACTTCGAGAATCACAAGCAGGAAGAGACAGATGAAAAGAAACACTGGTCCATGTGGCAGGCAGAAATGCTGAAATCTCTGGAAAAGTACAAGCATGACAACCAGAAGAAATATGGCAAACAGTTTAAAGACATCAACAAAAAGATTGAAGCGCTGATCAGCCTTGCAAGATCTGAAGGTGGTATGAACCAGGAGAAAAGGATCCTGGAGGAGATCAAGAATGGATTTCCTGCCAAGAAGATAACTAAAGGCGGTACTGCTGAATTCTTCAAAGTCAATGATCGTAAGCTGGACGCATTAATCCAGGCAACCACAGCAGATATGCAGAAAGCAGAAGCGGCAGTTCTGCGTATGGCAAATGACCAGTACCGTAAGATCATATACAATGCTCAGGTATATGCGAATACCGGCGCAGGAACGTATGAGAAAGCCGTGGACATGGCAACAAAGGATTTTCTTTCAGCGGGACTGAATTGTGTTGAATACGCTAACGGAGCGCGACACACGCTTTCTGATTATGCAGACATGGCAATTCGGACCGCAAGTAAAAGAGCTTACCTGCAAGGAGAAGGCGAAATGCGGCAACAGTGGGGGTTACATCTTGTAATTATGAACAAACGAGGATCCCCGTGCCCGAAGTGTCTTCCGTTTGTGGGAAAAATTCTGATTGACGATGTGTGGAGTGGTGGCAGCAGTAAAGATGGTAAATATCCATTGATGTCCTCAGCTGTAGCAGCAGGGCTGTACCATCCAAGATGTAAAGACAGTCATACTACATATTTCCCTGGTATCACTACTGTGGATCCGAAATACAATAAGCAGGAAATTGCTGATATTGAAGAGACGGCAAAGCAGGAAGCCAGGCAGCAGTATGCTGAGCGACAGGAAAAGAGATTTGGGAGACTGGCTGATTATTCACTGGATCCGGAGAACCAGCAGAGATATGAGCAGAAGCGAAAAGAGTGGAAGCATGTGCGGATGCGAACTGGGGATATGAGCAGTCAGGAATATGCAGAATCAAAAAGTCCTCTCGCAAATTTCAGAGCAGTTCCACAGGAGAAAGTTGTTGATCTTCTTCGTAACGAATCTAAGGAATGGATTGATGGTTTGTCAGAGAAAGAAAAGAATGCCATCAGGAAGTATACATATAACTCTGGAGATGAAAAAACGAATCGCTTCTTTGAACGGTTAAATGCGATGCTAAGAGGAGATATTCCAGAAGATAAGAAGCTTTTAGAGTATGCAGAAACAATTTCAGGAGCGTTGAGAAAGAGCAAAATACAACATGATATCATTGTATATAGAAATCTGGATTTAGACATTTATTCAGGTTTTGAAATAAATGATTTGATCACGGAAGAACAATTTATCAGTACTTCTGTGACAAGAGGTGCTGCTTTAAATAAAATGTATAGAATATTAATATATGTGCCAGAAGGCAGTAAAGGTGCATATATTGAAGGACTAAGTAAATTTCCAAAGCAAAGAGAGCTATTGCTTGACAAAGATACTGTGTTCAGAGTAATATCAAAGAAAGACAAAGAAATAGAATTGAAGGTGATTGTATGAAAATGACATCAGATGACAAGAAGGCTTATAAAGCGTTTCAGGATCGTGTGGCAATGCCTGGAAAGCCAAGAAAACTTACAGAAGAAGAAATCAAAAAATTAAAAAAAGAAGGACGTATTTAATACCACCAGTCAGAAATGGCAGGTGGTATTTTTATACACTTTTTAAGAAAGAGAGGAAGAAGAACATGAAATTTTCAGAAGCATTCAAAATGATGAAGCAGGGAAGGAAAGTAAAATTGCCGTCATGGGGAGGCTATTGGTACTGGAATTCAGAAAAAGAAACAATTATGATTCAGTGTAGACCACAGGACGGCGATCAGGGAGAATTGCTTGATATCCGTGAGACACAGAGGGTGGAATACACAACTATGAATCTGCTCTCTGACGAATGGGTTGTAGCAGATGAGAAAAATTGTCCGGTTCTGGGAGGAAAGGCAACATTTAGTTTTGGAGAGGCTATCAAGTATCTGAAACGTGGCATGAAAGTAGCTTGTGAAGGCTGGAATGGAAAGAATCAGTATATCCAGCTGGCGAAAGGAATTTCGTACGTTGGTGCTGATGGTATGGTAGTGAACTGTGAGCATGAAGCAATCGGTAATATGGCGATAGCATTTGTTGGGACCTCTGGTGTACAGATGGGGTGGCTTGCCTCCCAGGCAGACATGCTGGCAGAAGATTGGATGTTTGTGGAATAATTGCGCCGGCGCAACGAAGGGAGGTGAGAATGGTGAAGATCAGGGTAAAGCATGAGTTTTATGATAAAGAAAATGATCTGAAACTCAGAACTGTAGGAGAGATCATGACAGTATCAAAGAAAAGAGCAGAGTATCTGGTGTATATGAAAGTAGCAGAGGTTATCGATTCGAAAGGCGGTGATCCGGAATCTCCCATTGAGGCGCAGGGTTAAGCGTCTTATTTTTATGCCCGAAGGCATTAAACTACACGGAGACACCGGGATATCAACTGTTTTGTGAGACACACGTAAAACTGTAAGTGCAGACAGCACAGAAAAAACTGTAAAGGAGCATATAGAAAATGTTTAAGAGATTTAGATGCAAATTACCAATGAACCTGCAGACATTCGCAGAAGGCGGTGAAGGTGGGAATGGAAATGCCGGTACCGGCGGATCAGGCGATGCTGGTGCGGGAAATGGACAGTCAGGGCAGCAGTCTTTCCAGTTTGATTATGACAGACTGGCCAGCATTGTAGCCGGAAAACAGACAGCTACGGAAGAAACAGTCCTGAAAGGCTATTTCAAGCAGCAGGGTCTGACAAAAGAACAGATGGATCAGGCTATTGCGTCATATAAAGAACAGCAGGCTGCAAACAAACCGGATGTAGAAGGCATGCAGACACAGCTTGAACAGGCTCAGGCAATGGCTCAGAAAGCCCAGCTTGATAACGCTGCAACATTACAGGCGGTACAGCTTGGGATTGATCCGGCAAAGATTCCGTTTGTATTGAAACTTGCTGATATGTCAAATGTGATGGGAGCAGATGGAAAGATCAATGAGGAGAATATGAAAACAGCACTTGATAATGTCCTCAAAGTACTTCCTGAACTGAAACCACAGTCACAACAGCAGACAGGCTTCCAGATCGGAGCGCCTGGAACTAACCAGCAGCAGTCTAATCAGAATGATCAGCTGGCTGCAATTTTTGGAAATAAAAAATAAGGAAAAGAGGTATAAAGAATGTCAACATTTGATTATGCAGAACTCTTTACAAGAGAACTGGCACAGAAGTATTCGAGAGAGATGGTATCCTATGATCTGACTCTTTCAAATCAGGGAATCAAATTCATGAACGCACAGACAATTAAAATTCCACGTCTGACAGTATCTGGATATAAAGACCATAACAGAGGAACTATGGGATTCAATACCGGAACCATCTCTAATGACTGGGAGCCGAAGAAACTGGAACACGACAGAGACATTGAGATCGCGATTGATCCAATGGATATTGATGAGACTAATCTGGTTACTGAAATTGCAAATATCCAGAATGTCTTTGAAGAAGAGCAGGCGATTCCGGAAAAAGACAGTTATCGTTTCTCCAAGCTGGTAAAAGAAGCTGAAACATATAAAGGAAAGAGCAAAGGCGCGATTGTTGATACTACAGCACTCGACACTGCAACCATTCTGGAATATTTCGATGAATGGATGGCAAAAATGGATGATGATTCTGTGCCACAAGAAGGACGTATCCTGTATCTTACATCTGCTGTACAGAAGTTACTGAAGGAAGCAGATGGAATCACAAGAACCATGTCTGTTGGAGCTGCAGGTGTGATCGATCGCAGGGTACACGGTCTGGATGATGTTACAATCAAGACTGTGCCGTCTGCGCGTTTTAAAGACAAATATAACTTCACGGATGGATGTGTGCCGGATGTAGCTGCCAAGCAGATCAATATGATTCTGGTTCATCCATCTTGTGTGATTAGCCGTGATAAATATGCGTACATGAAACTGTTCACTCCGGGAAGTGACTCCCGTACAGCGGATAAATACGTATATCAGAACAGATATTACACAGATACGTTCCTGATCGAGAACAAAGCATGTGGTATCGCTGTAAATAAGGCAGGTGAATAAGATGACTGCCGAAAAGGGAAATAAGGTATACACTATCTCTGAGGCTGAAAAGGATACATATCAGTCTCAGGGATACGATATCTTTGAAGACGGAAAAGTGATTGCATATGGAAAGGGCAAGACTGTTCCATATGAAGATTACATGAAGCTTCAGGAAGAAAACGAGAGATTAAAGGAAATGATCGCATCATCAGAGGAGGATGCATCATCAGAAGAGAAAACGACCGTTCGTAAAACAGTAAAAAGTAAATAAAGAGGTGGACACATGGCTTACAGATCATATGTAACACCGGATTATTACACTGACACATACGATGGTTCTGTTATCCCGGAAGATGAACTGGAAAGAGCCCTCAAACAGGCATCCAGACATATTGATTCCCTGACCTACAATCGAATTGTAGGCCGGGGATTTTCTTCCCTTACGGAATACCAGCAGGAAATCATCCGGGAAGTCGTGTGTATGCAGGCTGATTTTGAAGTAGAGAATGCAGATGAGATCAACAGTATCCTGTCTTCGTACAGCATCAACGGAGTATCAGCCCAGTTTGGCAGCAGTTGGAACATTTTTATGGACAAAGGTGTTGCCATGAAGCGGGATGTCTATGCGTTGCTGTCGCAGACCGGTTTATGCTGCAGATTGGCGAGGTGAGGTTATGAGATATCCATGTCTGGTAAAAAAGAGTCTCTGTAAAACGGAAATTACATGCCGATTTGAGCGTGAAGGCTTGAACGAGTATGGTGAACCACTTAAGGCCATAGAGTATTCCGGAAAGTGTAATTACCAGGATAAAGCAAGAACAGTTCTGACAGCAGAGAAGAAATTGATACAGATTACCGGCACGGCGCTGTTTCCGGGTGACATCTGTCCAGATCTGCCGGTTATCTCTGGTGGATCCGCTACGATATTTGGAGTGAAAAGACGAATCGAGCAGGGGACAAAAGCAAGGAATCCGGATGGATCTGTAAATTATACTGAGGTGATGCTGGTATGAGCAATCTGATCAACGTGAATTCCGTGATAAAACTGAATCTGCCGAAAATCCGACAGCTGACCGATGCACAGATAACTGCTTTAGAGCAGACCGCAGAAGCACTTCATACGGAAGTTGTGCAAGCACAGGTATTTCCACGAGATACAGGTAATCTCCAGAATGAAAGCACGTTCCTGGACAGATCAGAAAGCAGTCATGGAAAGGTATCAATTATATCCAGTACTCCATATGCCCGCCGTCTGTATTTCCATCCGGAATATCATTTTCAGACTGGAGAGAACCCGAATGCCCGTGGCAAATGGTATACAGACTGGCTTCCGGGTGGTAAAGAAGCTGATTTCGCGGCTAAGGCATTCAAAGAAATCTATAGGAGGTTGACGGGCGTATGATGTTAGCAGACGTAAGAGATTATATCGATTCTCTTGGCATTGCGGAACACGTGTATATGGGAAAACTTCCAGACAAGGAAGATAAGTCTGTTGGAGCATACAATAGCAAGCACCAGTATCCGTATCACGCAACTCTCGGAGGACCATCTCTGGAAGGCTACGGCGAGAAATACGTGACTATATTGGTGCATTGGAATAAATCTCCAAGAGATACAGAAGAAGCGGCTACAGAGCTGTTTGAGAAACTGAGAGCCATGAGAGATGCAACAATCAACAATGAAACGATTAAGTTTTTTCAGCCCCTTTATCCAATTCAGGATGTCGGCACGGATGATGCCGGTATTTATGAAATGGTCATAGAAGGAGCTTTTATTTTTGAGAAGAAGAAAGAAGGTAAAAAGGAATGAAAATGAATCTTCAGAAGTTTGCAGGAAAAACAACTAACGTATTTCCTGTATCAGCCAATCAGTTTAAGCTTGGCGCTGATAAAGAATCCGCTACAACTGTAGCAGATCTGGAGACCTTCTCACCGTCTTTTTCCAATGGGGTAGAAACTTGGACTCCAATGGATACAGAAGGATGGCAGAGAGCATTAATGACAGCCAAAGCCCTTACTATTACGCTTAACGGCAAGAGAAACATCGGAGATACCGGAAACGACTTTGTAGCAGGTAAACAGTTCAAGAATGGACATGACGCAGAAGGGTATTTTGAGTGGATTTTCCCGGATGGTACGAGCGTATCATGGGCGAACGCTGTGTTTGATGTAAAGAACTGCGGTGGCGGCGATGCTACAAATGTAGGCGCACTGGAATATGACGTGATCAGCAATGGCAAGCCAACTTTAGTACCAGCAGTGTAATCCTGGGATTTTTTTGCGTGGAAAAAAGGAGAGATAGAAAAATGGCGAAAAAAATCAACATTACAGACAAACTGAATTTTGAATCCAATCCGATCATTGTGATCGGAGATCTGGAAGTAGAAGTAAAATCAGATGCGGAGACAATGCTCCGGATGATGGGAGTATTCGCAGAGAATTCTGAACTGCAGGCGGTTGGAGAAGCATTGGAGCTTATCTTTTCCCCAGAAGATGTAGAGAAGATCTGCAAGATGGAGAAAGATGGAAAGAAACTTTCAGCAAATTCTTTGATGACTATTATTCAGTCTGCTATGGAATTGGTCATGGGAGAAGACAAGGGAGAGCAGTGACCCGTACTATGATCTGATAGATGATTTTGATCTAATCATATCATCTTTTCAATCACAGTACGGGATTCGTTTATCCAGAGAGCTTCCGGAAGGAATGAAATGGGAAGAGTTCAGAGATCTTCTTGTTGGTATTGCCCCGGATACAGCTCTTGGAAGGATTGTTTCCGTTCGCGCAGAAGACCGGAAAGAGTATCTGGAGAATTTCACACCGGAACAACATCGGATCCGCAACGAATGGAAATCGAAACATGCAGAATTTATAAAGAATCATACAACAAAAGAACAGATGGATGCGCAGCTTGATGCGATGAAAATGGCATTTATGCGTATGGCAGGCCTTGGAGGTGATTAAAAATTGAAAGATTAAAAGTAAAATGCCCTTTTTGCGGACATGAGCAGAAAGTACAGTACACCCCGGATGCAAGATGCCGGGGTGTCTTTTTTAAGTGTCAGGCAAGGCACTGCAAGAAAGAATTTGAAATAAAGATAAACCAGGACAAGTAGTGCCACTGTGCCGATGTCCTCGTGACAGAGGCAGGTGGTATTATGGCAACGAGTGTAGCTGGTATTTCTTTTGATTTATCTTTTGATGGAAGTAAGATGCTTGCCAGTATTAATGCATCTTGCAAAAAAGTAAAAGACCAGTTCGATAAAAGTTTTTCCCAGGCGGCGAAAAAATCAACCAAAGCGATTGAGACTGGAAATCAGGAAATTGATAAGATTCTGAACAACACAGCGCGCACGGCAAAATCTAAGGCAGCAGCAATTGCTTCGATTTACAAAAAAGAAGGTGCGTCATCAAGTGAAGCCTTTCGAAAAGCCTGGAGCCTTATTGAAAGAGACAGCAGAAATGGATCCCATCAGGTAAAAAAACACCTAAAAGAAATTGGTGATCAGTCAAAGAAAACATCCTCTGAAATGGGGGATGATTTTTCAAATGGTTTTGCCTCTTTGAAAAATAGTTTTTCAGGAGGACTGAGTTTAATAAAAAAGGCTGGTGCAATGCTGGTAGCAGCCTTTGGCACAAAAAAGCTGATTGATTTCAGCAAGCAGTGCCTGGAGCTTGGCTCCGATCTGGCAGAGGTACAGAACGTTGTAGACGTTACTTTCCCTCATATGACCGCGCAGGTCGATGAGTTTGCAAAGAGCGCGGCACAGAGCTTTGGTCTCTCTGAGACCATGGCAAAGCAGTACACCGGTACGTTCGGTGCCATGGCGAAAGCTTTCGGATTTTCCGAAAAACAAGCCTATGACATGGGAACAACATTGACTGGTCTGGCTGGTGATGTAGCATCTTTTTACAATTTATCGCAGGATGAGGCTTATACAAAGCTGAAATCGGTCTTTACTGGTGAGACGGAATCGCTGAAAGATCTCGGTGTCGTAATGACACAGACGGCTCTTGATTCCTATGCCATGGCAAATGGCTTTGGTAAGACAACCTCGGCAATGACTGAGGCGGAAAAAGTAGCTCTACGATATCAATTCGTTCAGGACCAGTTATCTGCGGCACAGGGGGATTTTGCTCGTACATCTGATTCGTGGGCTAACCAGTGCAGAATCTTAAGTCTGCAGACTCAGTCCATCATGGCAACAATCGGCCAGGGACTGATCAATCTGTTTACCCCGGTAATCAAGGTGATTAACATTGCAATCGGAAAACTTGCAACGTTGGCAGACGCCTTTAAAGCATTTACAGAGCTGATCACGGGAAATAAAGCCAGTGATGGTGGTGGTAACGGTGTATCAGAGATAGCTGATTCAGCAGCAGATGCAGATGACAGCCTTAACAATGCTTCGGATGCAGCATCCAATCTGACCAACAATACCAACAAAGCCGGCAAAGCAGCTCAGAATGCTGCAAAGAAAATGAAATCCCTTATGGGATTCGACAAGATCAACAAGCTCGATAAACCTACGACCAGCACTTCTGGGACGACCGGAAAAACAGGAACGGGAAAGACAGGGGCGGTTGATTATGGAAGCCTTGCTGATGGAGATACAGTTCTCGACAAGACAGATGAGAAGCTATCTGCTCTGCAGAAACGTTGTCAGGAGCTTGCGAAACTGTTCAAGAAGGGCTTTGAAATTGGATTTGGCGATTCCCAGAAAAAGATAGATTCCATCAATAAATCCGTAAGGAATATTGGTAAAAATCTGAAAGAGATCTTCACGGATACAGCAGTTGTAAATGCGGCAAATCGATGCGCAAATAATATCGCTCTTGCTTTTGGCAAGATTACTGGTTCTACGGCCAGAATCGGGCTTACGCTGGCAGACAATCTTGTTGGAGGCGTTGATAAATACCTTGCAAAGAGCAAAGGTTATATCAAAAAGCGCATTGTTTCATTATTTGATGCGACAGGTGAGATTGCGAAACTCTCAGGAGATTTCAGCGTTGCGCTGGCAGATATCTTTGATGTTTTTTCAGGAGATGATGCCAAGGCAATCACTGCAGATATCATCCAGGTATTTGCAGATGGATTTCTTGGAGCTGCAGATTTGGCAGTTAAATTCAAAAGAGATTTTGTATCACTTTTTACTGTTCCGGTCATCCAGAATACAGACAAGATCTCCGAAACACTGGAGAACATGCTTGGACGTTGGAGAGTTACGTTTGATGCTCTTTCACAGAGTTTTACTGATACATTCGACAAAATCAATTCAGTTTATGATCAGTATTTCAAACCCTTTGTTGACTCCATCACACAAGGCATATCGGATATCCTTGGAACATTCCTTGATGCTTATAATACATATCTTTCACCATATCTGGACTATATATCAGATAAATTCAGCTCTGTATGGAAGGAACATGTTCAGCCGGCACTGGATGGAATTCTTGAATTGCTTGGTAAAGTATTTGAGAATCTAAAAGCATTATGGGAAACAGCACTGGTTCCATGTATCGAATGGATAGTTAACAATGTAATGCCGGTTCTTGGACCGATCATTGGAGGCCTTGGAGAGCTTATTTTAGATCTTCTGGCAGTTGCAGGTGATGTGATTAAGGGGATTACAGATATTCTGGGTGGTTTCATTGATTTCTGTACCGGTGTATTTACAAATGATTTCTCGAAATGCTGGCAGGGAATTGAAGAAATCTTACAGGGATTCAAGATAATTGCAACATCAATCTTTGACTTTGCGAAGAAATACATCTTCCAGCCATTCATTGATTATGTGAAGGGGATCTTTCGGACAGACTGGTCGCAGAGCTTTGGTCTGTTGGGAACAGTCCTGAATACATTTTTGGAATCCGTGAAGCGTATTTGGGGAGACGCCAAGACGATTTTTAATGGAATCATAACTTTCATAAAAGGTACATTTCATGGAAATTGGAAGCAGGCGTGGTCCGGAATTAAAGATATCTTTAAGGGAATTTTCGATTCCCTTGTGACATTGGCAAAGACTCCGCTGAATGCCGTGATTGACATAATTAATAATTTAATGCACAAACTCAATTCCGGACTGTCTGCGATAGAAAACGCATTTTCTTTCAGCTATGATTTTACCAACCCTATCACTGGAACAAGACATTATGGCCATTATGGAATGTCTCTTCCTAGAGTTCCGACTATTCCGCATCTGGCGAATGGCGGTTATGTGAAGCCGAATACTCCGCAGCTGGCCATGATTGGCGACAACCTGCATCAGGGAGAGGTCGTGGCACCGGAAGACAAACTGAAAAAGATGGCAATTGAAGCAGCTCTGGCAGCAGGCGGAACTGGCGTAAGCAAAGCAGAACTGGAATCAATTATAAATCGTGCTGTGATGCGGATTGTTGCAGCGTTGACTGATATGGGATTCTACTTGGACTCCACACAGATTGCAAAAGCAACACAGGAAGCAAAAGCAGCCATGGACATCAGATACAACTCAGTGGAGGTGAAGTGATATGGCAAAGAAAATATTATGGTCCGGGAGCACTACGCTTCCGGCACCAACATCATTGAGCGTAAATGATGAGATCATATGGACATCTGATACCGGTCGTACATTGGCAGGATTAATGGTTGGAGCAGTAGTTGCACAGAAGAAAAATTTAAGTATAAAATGGGAATTTCTGACAGAAGCACAGGTGAAAACGATTAAAAATACGTTGGTTCCAGGATTCTTTCCGTTCTCATTTCGTGATGATGGAATTGATATCACGATACAAAGCTACCGAGGTACGCTGAGCAAAGAACATTTAGGAGATATTGGAGATGGCTTGTATTGGTACAGATCTGTATCTGTAGATATTATTCAGAGGTGACAGGATGATAAAAACAACAGCAGCTTACAAAGAAGCTTTAAAAGAAAAAGGAATATTTCATCACAAAGTGATCATCAACTTCCCGGATGGAAGTAACGATACCGTGGAAGACCTGGACATCTATACGCTTCAGATATCTGAAGGAACATCAAATACAAGCAGTTTTGATCTGGGCGCTGCAATAGCACAGCAGTTGACACTGAAACTAAATAATATTGATGGAAGATTTGATGAGCATGACTTCAACGGCGCTGTAATAATTGTGCAAGTAGGGTTGGAATTATTGAATGGGGCTGTTGAGTGGCTAGATAAAGGTAAATTCACAGCGGAACCAGGGGAAGAGTCAGGCAATTCGATATCTGTAAAGGCTTTTGATGATATGACCAAGTTTGATCAGCCGTATTCCCTCAGCAAACTTGTATATCCGGCTACTCTTGGAACCATAGTAAGGGATGCCTGCAGTTGCTGCGGAGTTACCCTGGCATCAGATACAGCAACTTTTGACAATGATAATTTTATTGTACAGAACCGACCAGATGACTCTGCGTTGACTTTCCGGCAGGTATTGCAGTGGGTAGGCCAGATTGCATGTAAGTTCTTCAGGATTGATCGATTTGGAAAATTGTCCGCGCGGTGGTACAACACAGATCTCCTGGAAGCGACCTGGGTTCGAAAGGAAGATACGATCTGGACTGATATTGCTGGAAATGCGATATTAGATTCAAAAGGTCAGGAAATTAGTACAGTTATAGAAATACCATTAAAAAATGGTAATTTAAATATAATAGATGCCAACGATACTGATGAGATTTTAAAAATCAGCGATCTTTTAACAGGCTCAACGATACAGACAGACGATGTAGTGATTACTGGGATCCGCGTGGGCGAGGAAGATGGAGATAGTGCAGAGGAAACAACTCATCAATACGGTTCAGATGGATATGTTTTGGAAATCTCCGGAAACAAGCTGATCCAAGATGGAAGTGGAGCAACTGTGGCTGCATATCTGGGTGAACGTTTAAATGGAATACAGTTTCGTCCAATGTCAATCAGCACACCTGCAGATCCCGCACGGGAAGCGGGTGACCTTGGCCTTGTGATCGATGCAAAAAAACGGTACCACAAAACAATCTTCACGAATGTGGAGTATACGGCTCATACATCACAGAATCTGATATCTGGTGCTGAAGCACCTACGCGCCTCTCAAGTACGAGATATAGTCAGGCTACTCAAGTTTACAAGGAACTGCGAGCAAATCTTAAAAAGCAGAAAACAGAATGGGATACTGCATTTGACAATCTGCAGGAAGCAATGAAAACAAAGAATGGTCTTTTTCCAATCCATGAAACAATGGGAGATGGAAGCACCATTCTTTACTTTTGCGATAAACCAGCATTAGCTGATTCAGCTGTAGTGGTAAAGTTCAGTGCTGCAGGATGGGCAATGTCTACGGATGGCGGTAATACATGGAATTCAGGATGGTTGGTTGATGGAACCATGATCGCAAAGATACTCAATGTTATTGGAATTAATGCGAAATGGATTAACACAGGTGCGATTACTGTAAGGGATGAGAGTGGAAATATCATCTTCCAGGTTGATATGGACACTAAAAAAGTAATCATCAGTGGTGACAGCATCGTTATTGGAGATGCATCTCTCGGTAATCGACTTAAACAGATGGATAACGAGATTGCACAATCCAAGAATATGTCGATGCAGCTTTCTAATGAGATGCAAACAATCTCAGCTGATTCAGAAGGAAACATTCCGGTATTTCCAACAGTGGCAACTACAGCGAAAGTTATGTACGGCTCGTCAGATATCACAAATGATTGTAGCTATACCATTACAAAATCAGACAGTGTAACCGGCTCTTGGGATGTAGATACGCATACTTACACTGTCACAGGCTTGAGTGCAGACAATGGATGGCTGGATATTAAGGCAACGTACCTGATTAATCTTTCTATAACGAAGAGATTTACGATTTCCAAGCAGAAATCAGGGAAAAATGGAAAACAGCTTTATACATGGAGAAAATACGCATCCATGCCGGATGGCTCTGATATGAGTGATAGCCCAGATTATGTAAAACTTCTGGACAGCGCCGAAAGTCCCATACTGGACAGTACCGGGGATGAAATCTATACAGTCACAGAAGCAATCTATGTTGGAATTGCGGACAATAAAACTACAGAAACACCGTCTGATAATCCGAAAGATTACATTTGGAGCCGTTTTCACGGCAAAGACGGAGCGGATGGAATTGGCATTCCGGGAGAGAACGGAGAAACTTCTTACATCCATACCGCTTATGCAAATAGTATTGACGGAACTGTGGATTTTTCCACAACTGATACAGATAGAATTTACATTGGTCATTATTCCGATTTCGAAAAGACGGACAGTGCAGACCCAGCGAAATATACATGGGCGAGAATGCGTGGAGAAGACGGGCCTCCAGGAAGAACGTATTATCTGAGAGCCAACGGAGGAGTCCTGATGATGGGACAGGATAAGAAAATAACTCCTAATCCATTCAATGTTCATGCGTATTACAGAGATGGACAGGGTGACGAAGCAACTTTTAAAACCTGGTGGGTAGTAGAATACAGCAAAGATGCCGGAAAAACATGGACAAAAATGGCCTTTAATTCACAGACCAGTGGAATAACTATTAATCCAGATAGCTATTCTCTTGGTGCTGACGGAATGATACGTGCAACAATTTATACGGATTCCGGAAGAACTAAAATCGCCGATCAGCAGACATGGCAGGTTGCTGTTGACGTTGGCATGCTTACGCAGGAGCAGATTGTTGAGATATTGTCCAATGACGGAGAATTTAAAGGTCTCTACTATCTGAATGGACATCTGTACATCAGTTTAGACGCATTGATGGGAAACGCCGCAATTCTAGGTGGAACCAAAAACGGCAACGGATACCTAAAGATTAAAGATAAAAAAGGCACCGTGAAGGGACTGATAGATTACTCAGGCTACACTGCATTTACAAGCTATGAAGAAAATTCTACGCGCATGAAATATACAGGAATTTGTTTTTCAGATACTGGAATAAATCCTGTTAGTGCCGAGAAATACTTTAGCAGCACTGCGGACATTGAATACGTTGAAACGGCGTGGGGAATCGACTGGACTGCCGAAGAGCTTAATATTAGTGCAACAGAAGTATCGGCTGATACCGGTACATTTGGAGATTTAACTGTTACTAATTCTGCATCTTTCACAAAATCACCAAAGATAGAAGACATGGAGTATACGACATCATCAAATACTATTTGTTGGGATGGACGTACAGGATACAAACAGCTGATGCTGAAATCTTCATCCTCGAAACGCTATAAAGATATTGGAAATGATATTTCAGAGCAAGAAATTGAAAACTGGTACAATATTGAACCACTTTGGGCGAAATATAAAGAGGGATATCTAGTTAAAGGGGACGAGAATGAAGGAAGATATATCCCGATGTTTATTGCTGAGAATGTAGAAGCATTCTTTCCAGAAGCTACTCGGCATCAAAACGGACTTGTTGAGGACTGGAATGAACGTATCATGATACCGGCTATGTTTGCGATGATTAAAAGCCAGAAAGAACAGCTTGACCGACAGGAGAAACTAATTAATCAGCTCTATAAAAAGCTCAATATAGAAAAGGAGAATTAATATGGCAAAATTTAATGAATATCCGGCAAAAACAACACCAAAAGATGCAGATAAATTTATGCTTTACAGTGCGGAGGATGCGGCAAACAAACTGATTGATTACGATAAGCTTGCTGATGCGGTGCTCAATAAATTGACATCAAAGACCTTTGGCCTCGATGCTGGAACGATGACTTTACCGGCTGCTTTAAATCAATTAAATAGTAAGACACCCTCAAAATACGTGACTTCTTTAGAAAGTTACATGAGAAATGCTCCTGAAGGCGTAAGTTTTTGCGATTGCCAAGCCGCGGATGATAATCCGTTTAAAGGTAATATGACAATATGTATGACGTTTGTTAACTCAGATCATAATTGAGGGATGCAGTATGTTTTTATGAATGAGCATATCAGTCATCGCATGTTGGTGAATAACACTATGCAAGAGTGGAATTCGATAATATGATGTTTTTTCGTCCTCCTGTTTAATTGGTTTGTGAACAGTACCTCTTACATGGCAAAATAGCACTGTAGGAGGTGCTTTTTATATGACAAAAATTGACCAGATCCAGAATCAAATACTGGAAAAGATGGCAGAAACACTAAGTAATGAACAACTGCAGAAGTTGGAGAATGTAATGGCAATCGAATTCCACGGAATCGAGGTCCAGGAAGAGTGCACACAGCTTGTAACAAGCGAGCTGCGATGGCAAAAGATCCTGAACACATTCCTGGCCAGTAAGAGAATCGAGAACTGCAGTCTTGGCACATTGGACAGATACAAAGAATGTGTGACCAAATTGATCACATCATTGAATAAACGCCTGCAGGACATCACAACCAATGATATTCGGTATTATTTGGCAATGTACCAGGAAACAAGAAAGATATCAATATCGTACATGGATACGATCAGACGGTATCTGAGCAGCTTCTTTGCATGGATATCGGATGAAGGATACATCAACATCAATCCTATGCGGCGTCTTAAGAAAATCAAGGTACCACAGAAGATTAAGAAACCTTTTACACCGGCAGAGCGCGAGCATTTGCGTTGCTCTGCACGGTGCCAGAGGGATATCGCAATCATGGAGTTTTTATACAGTACAGCAGCCAGAATAGGTGAAGTGGTACGGCTGGATAGGAGAGATATTGATTGGAACAGAAACGAGATTATCATCTACGGAGAGAAGGGCAAGAAAGAGAGGAAAGTGTATCTCACAGATG